CTGAGTCTTTCGATGAAACGGAAGAACTTGAGTTCGTCTCGCGTGATTTCCGCTTGGCGACCCATGTTGAAGCCGTTCTGATCCGTCTCAAGACGAGACATCGGAACATTGAGAGACTTGTACAACTTCTTTTGGAAGTATAGAACATCGTCCATCTGTCCAAGATTCTGACCACCTGGTAATGTACTGACTTCCGTTCCCTTGCCACCTTCGCGGCGAGGCATCCAAAAGTCCTCAAGCATGGTCATGTGCCGTCGTTCGTCCTTCAGTTCTCCCGTAGAAGCATCATAAACCAACTTGTTTCGGTAGCGGTTCATGATGTCCTTGAGATACTGCTCTGCCTTGTTCTTAGGAAGATTTCCGACATCGATATAGAACACTCTGCGCTCTGGTGCGCGAGATAGACGATAGATGACAACTGCATCCTCGACCATCTTTAGTTGGTTGAGTGGCTTCAATGCCTTGTGTACATACGACAGGACTCTCTTCTTACCAGAGTCAAACAACCCACTGTGAATGTAGCAGATCGAATCTGTGGCAATCTTCACACCCTTTGTTGGTGTGGCAGGAGTGAATGCAGCGGTGGTTGTGGATGTTTCCTCTCGCTCGCTGTAGACGAAGAACTCATCTACCTTGGTGACAAGATCGGCATTGGTTGCCTTGTCCTTCTTCTTCTGAACATTTCTGACTTTTCTGATGTGTGTCGATTCGATTGGACGCAGTTCAACAAGACCCTTCTTTGGGTTCTCCTTGTCGATGATCTTGTGATAATAGAGTCTTCCGTCTATGTACCACTTACGGAATATCTCATATCCCTTGTCTTGAAACTTGAGGAGTCTGAGTATTTCATCAAACTCCTCTTCAATCTTTGTCTTTATCTTTGGAGATAATTTTCTATTGTCAACTACTATCTCAACGGGACGCTTTGTGTCATCATAGACAACTGCTTCATTGCAGATGTCATCGATAGCCATCTCTACTTCTGGATACAGAGCCATCTCTCTGTACTTTCGAATCATGTCTGCTGTTGACTTGATTCCACCATCGAAATCCATGTACGAACTAAAATATACACCAGAAGAAATGGGCATAGCCCCGTCATCAAGATCAGGGGGGGCGAACGATGCGTTCGTCTTGATTTCCTCCTGCTCAAGTTTCGGGGCTATTCTTTCACCCGCTCTGCCGAGCGACCAACCAAAAAGTTCAAAAGCCATTCATTTCTCCAAATAAAATTACACTGTAGGCGTGAAGTTACTCAAACCAGGAAGCGGTGATGCGTCTGGTGTACCGACGTTTGAAGTGAAGTATGAGTAAGCAAGGGTCACACTAAACTCTTCGATCTGATCGGTTGCTTCATACGAAAGATCGATTGACGAAATGTCTGTTGGGAAGCAACCAATCAACTTGTATGCCTTGACTGGAGTACCAGTACGATCAAGTTGATTAACTTGCCAATCTTGAAACACTGGTCCTGCAAGGTTTGAGAACTCGGTTGAAGCAACATTTCGTTCCATTGCTTGAATGCTGTTGACCCAAAGTTCAAACAAGTTACGCAACTGAAACTTGTTGTCATTGATGATTGTGATAGACCAATCACCGAATGTTCTGTCGCCAGGAACTTTGATTCGTCTTCCACGATATGGAATTTCGATTGTTCCCAATGCTGTTCCTGGTAATGATGCAGACTTTACAAGGAATGGGGTGAGCGCACTTTGGCTTCCACCGATGCTTCCTTGAACTTCAAAGAGCGATGGCTTGACACCGGCTCCCTGCATTGCATTTGCAAATCTCTTGATGTTCATTCTTTGTTACTCCCTATGGTCTATTTATTCGATGGTGGTTAGGTTGAAGTCACTTCTCACAGCAACGAAGTTCAACTGAACGAAGTTGATGGACTTCAATGGCTTGATATAAATGTCTGCAACAAACTGATTGTTGTCGATTACTTGCGATGTATTGTTCGTTTCATCACAAACAACCTTGAAATCAGCAATACCACGTTGTGCTTGAACACTGGAAAGGAATGGTGTTACAAGATTGCGGAATTGGGAACGAGTAAACTCATCGTTGAATTCAAAGAGAGAATACTTGGCTGCTTTGGCAATAGCCTTCTCAAGGGCAATAAACACTCTACGAACATTGATACGGTCAAATGCACTTGGCTTCGTCAACATGGTCTTGTCACTGTAAAGAACAGTTCCTGAACCATCGTTGAACTGAACAAAGAAGTTGATTCCATTCTTGTAGAGTTCATCACGATCTGCCTTGGAGAAGTTTGTTTCTAACTTTACGGCATTTCGGATAAACCCTCTTGAGAATCCTGCTGGAGACTCCCAAGGAATTTCTTGGGCGCAAAGAATTCCAGCAACATCCGATGCGAGCGACATCTTTCTCAACTGATTGTTGAAGGTATCGAAGAAAACCTTGCGTCCAGCAACAAGAACTGTGTATGAGTTCGATGGAACTTGCAACACATTCTTTCTGAAATTGATGGTGTTAGTTGCTGTCTGCGATGAATATTGATTTGCTGCACCTGGCTTTGGTGATGGTATCACAAGAACAGTGTCCTTGCGTGGTGATATGACTGTATCATATGCAATTCTTTCAACCATGTCAGTTGTTGCTTGAGATGCATCGTTACTAACAGATGACTCAGGAACAAACAGAACATCAACTGCTGAATCATCGTCTGCAAATATTGAGTATGCTTTCGTATATTCCAGAGTTGACGGACCTGTTAGTGAAGACTCACCATATGCTAGTGGAGATTCATAGAATCCCTTTCTAGTATAGGTGCCACCACTAGCATCAACATATGAGTATTGAATATCACCGAATGCAGTTGTTGCATTCGATGAAGCATTTCCGCCACCAGTTAAACTAAATGGTTTGGTGCAGTAGACAAGCCTTGACTTGTTGTTGATATAGTCTTTATAATAGATAGACTCACCATCAAGATTCTTTGCATCGGTTGCCTTTGAAAGAAGTTGGAATCTCTCAAGCACCCCGTTCTTCGCGCCAAACTTTCCACCCGTATCAATAACTGCAAAACTGATTTCATCGTTTGAACCACCAACATTAGACGCAAATGCGGAGGTATTTGGAATCTTGTCGAAGATAGAAATTGATGTTAAAGATTCAGTTACTGTTGTTGTGGTTGTATTTGTTACAGTTGAACTATTTCCAAACTGCTTCATACCGAATGCAAAGTCTCGTTGTGTTCCAGCCAATCCACCAACAACATCAAATGTGATACCAATGGCTTGTTGTGTTCCATTTACAGTATTTACAAATGTTACACCACCAGTAAGACCAACAAGAAGATTCCAACCCTTTACTGAAGTTGATGGTGTACCAGAAACACTGTTGAATATTCTAGACGATATTTGCGACCATGTAGTTCTATACGTTACGAATAGATTTGTACTATTACCACCAGTATAAATCAAAGATCCAAAATGGGATGGTATTCCCGATGTTTGAAAGTTTGTAAATAATGAGGGAAAAGTTGTAGATGCAGGAACTGGAGTTTTAAATCCTGCATTCATATTGGTTGAATCAGCATTCAAGAATAGAATATCAACAACATTACTGTTGGTGAGATTGATTTTAGCAAATATAGAATTCGGTGGATTTACTGTAGAATTAAACTCTACAAATGGATTGAAGTGTGTTCCAACAGATGATACTTTCTCCAAAACATAGTAGTTGCTATTGTTGCCACTTGGATCAGTTCCATTACTTGTCAATGAAAGATTTTGTCCAGTTGTTCCGGTAGCATAGAAAAATTTAAATGAATCCCTTGAAGAAAGGGAATTAATGAATTGTGTGGCGTTAAAATCTTTCGGGGGTACAACACTAACTATGGTATATTGGTGTGATCCACCTGTAATTCCTATGAGAGTAAGACCAGATGGAACGGATCCAGGTGGAGTTCCCGCTGATTCCGCCCCTTCCGCCCCACCAGCAGAAAGTTGTTCGCTTGCGCTTAGATTTCTATACACTTCAAATGTGTAACCAATAGTTCCGCTGCTTATACCAACCATCGATGCAAGATTATATCCACCAAACAAGTTGAAATCGGTATATGCTGTTGTTGTAGTGGTAGTGGTTATAGAATCAGTTTCATTGGTTGCACCATCCCAAACGATAACTTTGAGTGAGTCTCCAAAGTTTCCTGGATACTTTGCGCGGAAATGTGCTATTGGTTCAATGCCATCTTGACCCGAAAATCCGCCGATTTTTGCAAATTCTGCTTCATTGTTTATTCTTGGGTAGGTGCAGTTATTGATGCTAGTGATTCCAGCCTCTTGTGAGGTTGAATTCGTCTCGGCTGATTGTTCGATTCGAATCACCTTGAGATTATTTGAGTACTTCAAAAAGTTCGCTGCCGCAAAGAAATCAATTTCGCTCAAACTATCTGATGGATCAAGTGTTGGTTTTCCAAATAAAGCAGCAAGATCGCTTTCTGATGTAACACGATTAGCAACTAGGCATGGACCCCAGTTAAAAGACCCAACCATACCACCACTATTGAGTGATTCTGGTTGAACAAATTGTGAAAGATCGATTTCCGATACATTTACACCTGGGCTTAGTTGTGTTGGGATTGGACTAGCCATTTTCTCTCCTATTAGATGATCTCAGTGAAGGTGCTATCTGTTCTCGTTGCGATGAAATTCAACTGAATGAAGTTAATCGATCTTGCTGGCTTGATGTAAATGTCTGCCACGAACTGATTGTTGTCAATCACTTGACCAGTATTATTTGTTTCATCACAAATGACTCTAAAGTCCGTAATTCCTCTTTGTGCTTGAACATTTCGGAGATATGGGATGACTAGATTACGGAACTGAGAACGAGTAAACTCATCGTTAACTTCGAACAATGAGTATTTAGCGGCAGTTGCGATAGTCTTTTCAAGAGTGATGAAAAGACGACGAACATTGATACGATCAAACGCACTCGGCTTCTTCAATAGAGTTTTATCTCCAAAGAGAATAGTTCCTTCTCCACTGAATGTTGCAACTGGATTGACTCCTGCAACATAGAGAAGATCGCGCGATGATTGATCTGGATTGAATGCTAGTTTGATAGAATTTCTTATAGTTCCGCGGTTGAGTCCTGCTGGCGAGAACCAAGCCTGTGTTGCAGATTCACTTCTTGCACAAAGACCAGCAATATCGGAATTCAATGGAATGTAGCGGAACATGTCATTGTACTTATCGTAGATGTACTTCCATCCGCTATCCATGACGATATAGGATGAATTCATTCCATAAGTTGTATTTCTTGTTGTAATGACATTTGATGTGGCTTGGGATTGTGTCTTATTCAAAACATCGCTGAGTGCTGGTGATACAAACAGCACGCAGTCTTTGCGCTCATTGACAAGATCCGCAAGAAGTTTAACTGTTGTTGCGTTGGATCTACCTGATATGAGTAGAGATATATCAACATTGTCGCGATCAAGGAATTTACTGTATCCCTTGGTAAACACATTTGCTGTGGAAGATGAGGCACCAGTTCCTCCACTTAGACTATAACGAGAAACCTTTGCGGCAGTATAGCCTCCGCTGATATCGGAGAAGGTGGTTGTAAGATCTTTGACGACAGTTTGGCCCCAAAGTTGTTCAAGATTACCAGCCCAAATGTAATTTGATTGTGTATTGATTACGGATGTAACATAGTTTGGCTGACCATCATTGTTGCGAGCATCGTATGCTTTCGAAACATTTTGGAATGTTTCTAGGATCGTTCCTCTGGTACCCGTGAACAAACCATCTTCATCAATAACTACAACATTGAGTTCGTCATTTGCGCCACCCTTGGAAGCGGCTTGTGTGCTTGTTTCAGCAGTTAGTTGGAAAAGATCTGCATACTTACTGCGGAACTTCATGCTCGCACTAAGACCGATTGCGCTTGCAACATATGTCTTAGTTGTAACAGTATTTCCTGCGGCAGAATCAACAAGGAAAGTTTGTGCAAACTGATTTGTTTGGAAAATCAATTTGTCGTTTTCTTCAAGTGTTCCGCCAAGAACTGTAGAGAATCTGATGGTATTTGTTCCGATTGATGCTGTTGCACCAACAGTAAGTGTGGCTTCACCGTCGCCATCAATAACAACAACTTTCAGAGAATTTCCCAATACTCCTGGATACTTGGCATAGAAAGCAGCGGTAAGCCCTTCTGTTCCCCCAAGAACATCTTCATTGGCATATTGTAATCCTGTACGCCCAGAAGAGTTTGCGTTGGTTTCGTCGGTGCCTATAGCACGAACAACCCGAAGATCACGACCGTATTGAAGAAAGTTTGCTGCACAGTGGAAGTCAATTCCGTTATCATCACGGAGAGGCTTTCCGAAAACTCTTACCAAATCGTCTTCTGATGTGATCGTGACTATTTTTTCTGCTGGACCCCATTGAAATACTCCAGCGATTGCCGCTGTTGTACTTGCAACATTTGGTGTGACATTTGTGAGGTCAATTTCCGAATAATTCACACCTGGGCTAAGTTGTACGGGAATTCTGCTCATTTTGTTCTCCAGATGATTCTATCATGTATGTAGTAAATTTTAGTATTTCACTCAATACCATGAGTTCATGTTGGAGTCTCTTTCTCTGAACCAGAGAGAGCCATCTTCTCCTTTTTCAGGAACAGAATCATCCACGCCATCATCAATAAACCCGAAGGGAGTCATTTCCTCCTCAAGTTTGTCTATAGTTTCCTTGTAAACGTCTTTTCTGATGTCAAGGGACGACAAGTCCTTAAAATATGGTTGTGTTGATAGCCACCCAAACAAAACCAAGGTCATAACAAGGTCATCGTTGTATCCGACCTCTGCCTCAAACGAGTTTTTCTTGGAGATAAACGCAAACAGTTCCTTAATCACATCAAAATCCTGAATGATCATTCTGTCTGACTCAATCAATGACTTTA